CGCAGGTTCTGAACCAGCCGAGCTTCTTCCAGTTGGCCGGTCTCAAACAGGCGCAAAAGGCGGCCAGGATGCCGGGCACGGGTGACCCAGCGGAAATCAAACCAGAGGGCGCGCTCACATTCCTTGCCGATCAGGGATGCGCCGAGGTGTGCACGAAACCCGTCTCCCGCGTCGGCTTCGTAGGCAGCGAAGATCGCCTCTCGGGTGGGGCTGGTGATGCTGGGCAATTCAGCCATGCTGCACCCCCTGCTTGGCGTGAAGTTCCCGGGCGCGGCTCACCGCTGACTGCCAGCGCTCATCGTCGCAGTCGGCACGCAGCACCTCAATCAGCGCATCCTTGAACCGCTCTCGGTGGCCCCCAGGCTCAGCGGAGTTGAGCTTGGCCATGTGAGCGGTCAGCTGCGCCAACTCCTGCTGTTTCAGGCGCAGCGCCGTCTTGGCACGGTGAAACCAGGTGGCATCGAGCGACTTCTTTTCTGTCTGGCGACGTATGTCGGTCGTTGCGATCTGGATCCGTATGGACGCGATCTCATCTTGAAGCACGGCCAACCTCTCGCGGCAGCCCTGCAAGGTGCCGGGCAGTCGGATCGGCGTGGCCGCTGGAGCGTGCTCATGCATGCCCGGGTCCTCCTTACGCCTGGCGCTTCCAGGGCAGCCCGTTGGCCGCGGGGGTGGCGGTCGGGGCGGCCGTGATGGGGCGCGCAGCAACAGGGGCTGAGGGAGGCGTAAATGGCTGTGTGGGCTGTGCGACCGCTCCACTGGCACCGCCTCGCGGCAGATAGCGGATGGAGTTGGACTCACCGTACAGTCCCTTGGGCGGGCGCACCCGCACATCAAGGGTGATCGGGATCAGATGCAACTGCTCTGAGTTACTCACCTGCATTTTGCCCACGGCGCGGCAGATCGACGACAGCGTGCGCTTGGCGATCTCTACCGTGTCTGGATTGGCATTGACCAAATTGAGTCGGTCGAAAAGTTTGCGACCGGCGTACTGACCCTCAAGGATGTCGACTTCCAGATACAGGTACTGGCCGGTGCCGTCTTTGGTAGGGCGCATTTCGCTGGCGACGATCTGGCCGAGGTACTTGCCCGGGGGCAGTACGTCGTAACTGGTGCTGGGCGCGACAGAGGATGCATCGAAGGTTTGTCCGAATGAAGCCATGGTGATTTCTCCTTTTTCAGGTGCGGGTGGTGGATGGGGTCAGGGTGGAATGCAAGGTTTCAGGCATGGCCTGCGCAAAGGCAGACCACTCAAGGGGAAGCGTGTCGGGCAGGTCGTAGCGGTTCTTGGCCAGGAAGGCTGGGCGTTCGACCGTGTGAATCACACGCTCGCCGGAGCCCACGGCACGACTGACCTTCTTGTTGAAGCCGACGTCCGCCTTGACGGTGGAAATCCGGTAGTTGGCAAACAGCACGACATCCGAGTGCTCTTGCAGCAATGCCGCAGCGCGGGCGTGTAGCTTGATCACGTAACGGTCGTAGGGGTCGTGCTCGGGCGAATCGAAACGCTTGATGTCGGTATGCGCAATCTGCACCACAGTCATGCCCCGGTCGTCGCGCAAGGCGTTGAGGCCGTCGATGTACTGGCGCCAGAGGTTCAGGGCTGCTACGTAGCCCTTGCCGTACCCGGCGTCCTCGATCGAATTCCAGCCGTTGTCGCGGCAGGCTTTGGCCCAAACCAGCGGTTCAAGCCAGTCCACGCTGTCGATCACGACCGTGGCGAAATCGTGCTGCTCGGTGTAGAGCGCTGCCAGCGCCTCCATCACTTCGTCGAAGGTCTTTGACAGCGGGAAGTTCGCGGCCGACAGCGTGCCCAAACCGTCTTCGGTCTGGATAAACACGGGCTTATTGGCCTGACCCGCGAAGGTGGTCTTGCCGACGCCGGCCACACCGTGAATCAGGATGCGCGGGGGCTTGGGCGCGCCGGCACGGTTGAGTTGCGCAAGGGTGATGGCCATCAGTCGTTCTCCCCAAACTGGCTGTCGTTCGCTGCCTCGGGCACGACACCGTCCACGATGCGCTCGAGCTTGTAAGTGGGCTTGCCGGCTTTGAGGGTGCGAGCGGGTTCAAAAAGTTGGCGCACTGCTGGCGGCCAGGCTGTGTACTTGGCCTCGGCGACCTTGACCTCGAGGCTCACGTAGTCCTCGGGGTTTTCGCCCCACTTGCGCAGGGCCTCGACGGCTTCCTTGAGCTTGCGTTGGTCGTATTCCGTCCGCTTTGGCAAGTCCGCCACAACGGTGAACCCGTCTTCAGCGAACCGAACCGTACCGGTGGACTTACCAGCGTCCTGGCGCAACTGGTGCGCCCGCTCACCGAAGCGGCGGTGCAGCAGGCCTTGCAGGAACTGCTTGTAGTGGCGGGCGGTCTCCTCAGCGTCAGACACCGCGCTGGATCAGGCGATCG